AACTTAATGAAAGCCATACGCGCTGCCGTTCACCGCCGGATATGACTTACCCAGTACTACGGGGCAAATCGTACAGGGCGCTGGGCCGGGAGACTGGTGCAGATGCAGAACCTGCCGAGAAACTATATCAAGACACTGGATTATGCAAGAAAAGTCGTAAAGGCAAAGAACTATGAAGGACTCCGGCTTCTTTACGGAAACGTCCCGGATACTTTATCTCAGCTGATCCGTACCGCATTTATCCCCTCGGAAGGGAATAAGTTCGTGGTGGCGGATTTCTCCGCGATCGAGGCCCGTGTGATTGCGTGGCTGGCTGGGGAGCAGTGGGTAAATGAAGTATTTGCCACTCACGGGAAGATCTATGAGGCGACCGCATCCCAGATGTTCGGGGTCCCGGTGGACCGGATCGCAAAAGGAAATCCAGAGTACGCGCTGCGTCAGAAAGGAAAAGTAGCGACGCTTGCCCTTGGATACCAGGGAGGAACATCGGCGCTGATCGCGATGGGAGCCCTGCAGATGGGGCTGACCGAGGAAGAACTTCCGGATATCGTGCACAGATGGCGGCAGGCAAATCCCCGGATCCGGGACCTGTGGTACGCTGTGGAGAACGCAGCACTTTCCGTGATGCAGACAGCGCAGCCGCAGGCTATTTACGGACTTATCTTTGCATTAGAGGGAGATCTGGTATACGGACAGTCATTTCTGACAGTAAAACTTCCGAGTGGAAGGAAGCTCTACTATCCAAAGCCGTTCCTGAAGGAAAACCAGTTTGGAAAACTTGCGCTGCACTATTATACTGTCGGACAGCAGAGCAGAAAATGGGAAGTGGCATCCACTTACGGCGGAAAGATGACAGAGAACATCGTCCAGGCGGTCGCGAGAGACTGCCTGGCAGTTACGTTAGAAAGGATCGCGGCGAAGCACCTGCAGGTCGTATTCCACGTGCACGATGAGGTGATCATCGATGCTCCGATGGAGACCACCGTGGATGAGATCTGTGACCTGATGGCAGAGCCGATCCCGTGGGCGCCGGGACTGATCTTAAAAGGCGCGGGATTTGAAAGCAGCTATTACATGAAGGACTAGGAGGAATCGAGATGCAGTATAACAGAAAGCTGCAGATCAGCACTGCAGGGACGAGAAAGGCTACGCACTGGCCGAAATCTGAGATCATGTGGTCTGAATTTGCGGAAAAGCTGAAAACACCGGTCCGCGGGGCCGAGACGTTAGAACAGTACCTTGCGCTTCCGAAGTCCCAGCAGGATGAGCTGAAGGATGTCGGCGGATTCGTCGGCGGTACGTTTGAAGGGGACCGCCGCAAGGCGGCCGGCGTGGTCGGCCGTGACCTGATCACCCTGGATCTCGATAACATCCCTGCAGGCCAGACGGATGATATCCTGCGCCGGGTGGACGGCCTCGGATGCGCGGCCGCGGTCTACAGCACAAGAAAGCATTCTGGATATGCGCCGAGACTGCGCGTGATCATCCCGATCGACCGGACGGGATCTGCGGATGAGTACGAGCCCGCGGCCAGGAAGCTCGCCTCCCTGATCGGAATCGAATTCTGTGACCCGACAACATTCGAAGCGTCGAGACTGATGTACTGGCCGAGCTGCAGCTCCAACAGCCAGTACGTGGCAGAGATCTACGATAAGCCGTTCTGCAGCCTGGACGGCGTCCTGGGGATGTACGGGGACTGGCACGACATCAGCCAGTGGCCCCAGGTCCAGGGATCCGAGGCGATCGAGCGCCGGCGTCTTGCTAAGCAGGAGGATCCAACCACGAAACGCGGGATCATCGGGGCTTTCTGCCGGTCATACACGATCACACAGGCTATGGAGAAGTTTATTCCGGGAATGTATGAGGAAACAGCGGTGCCGGGTCGGTACACCTATACCGGCGGTTCCACAGTCGGAGGAGCGGTGATCTACGACGGAGATCTGTTTTTATATTCCCACCACGCGACGGATCCTTGTAGTGGCCTGCTCGTAAACGCCTTTGACCTGGTCCGTCTCCACATGTTCGGGGATAAGGATGGAGAGGTAAAGGAAGGAACCCCGGTCAGCAAGTACCCGTCCTTTATGATGATGAGCCGCATGGCCCAGGATGATCCGAAGGTGTCAGAGCTTCTGTCGAAGGAACGGTATGAACAGGCGAAAGAAGCATTCAAGACCCCGGAGCAGAAGGAGCCGGGACCAGATTATGACCTCTCCTGGCTTTCGAAACTTACAAAGGACGGAAACGGAAGATATGAGAAAACGATCAATAACGCCGTGCTCGTCCTTGAAAATGATCCTTTGCTAAAAGGAAGGATCGTGACCGATGAATTTGCAAGCTGTGGAATGGTCCTGGGGCGCGTGCCGTGGGATCAGAGAGATGAGAAACGCCGCTGGACGGATGTGGATGACGCCGGGTATTACCGGTATGTCGAGGTCTTCTACGGGCTTACAGGGCGGGAGAAGCTGGATCACGCCCTCATGATTGTCAGCGCCCAGAACCGGATCAACGACGTAAAGCATTATCTGGAGGACCTTCAGTGGGACGGGATCCGGAGACTGGATACGCTGCTTTCTGACTATCTTGGCGCCGAAGATACACCGTATACCCGGGCTGTTATGAGAAAATCACTCTGCGCCGCTGTCGGCCGTGCTGTCGTTGGCGGGATCAAATATGATTATATGCCGATCTTTACGGGACCGCAGGGAATCGGAAAAAGTACGTTTCTTGCGATCTTAGGGAAAAAATGGTTCTCAGACTCCCTTACAACATTCGAAGGAAAAGAAGCTGCGGAGCTGATCCAGGGAACATGGATCAACGAGGTCGGGGAACTGAGCGCATTTACAAAGCAGGAGACCCAGGTGATCAAGCAGTTTTTAAGCAAGACCGAGGACATTTACAGGGCGGCATACGGGCGCAGGACGGACAAGTACCCGCGGCGCTGCGTGTTCTTCGGAACATCCAATGACAGCGAGTTCTTAAAAGATATGACCGGAAATCGGCGCTTTTGGCCGGTAGACGTGGGAATGCATCCGGCAAAGAAGTCCGTGTGGCAGGAGCTGCCGGCAGAGGTGGACCAGATCTGGGCGGAGGCATATGCGTACTGGGCTGCAGGTGAGAAACTTTTTTTACCGAAGGAACTTGAGGAAGCTGCCGTAGAGCAACAGGAAACCCACAGGGAAGCGTCCGGAAAAGAAGGTCTGATCATGGACTTTTTAAATAAGCCGGTGCCGGCTAACTGGAACCAAATGGATGTGGTAAAGCGGCGGATGTTCCTTGCGGGCGGCATGCATATGGAAGGTGAGCTGGTTCTCAGGGACAGGGTGTGTGCTGTGGAGATCTGGGTGGAATGCTTTGGCGGCGATCTGAGGTATATGAAACGTTCTGATAGCATGGAGATCAACAACATCCTGCTGCATGGCAAATGGCAGAGGATCAAAACCCCGAGAGATTTTGGACCGTATGGACAGCAGCGGGGGTTCGTGAGACCCACTACATAGTGCCGAAAAAGTTTGTAGATTCTTTGTAGTTTTGTAGCCGCCTGAAATTTTAATGTAGGCAGAATGTAGCAGGCTTTGTAGAACCGCTAAAACCGCATAAAACCTAAGGATCTCTACTATATAACTACAAAACTACAAACTTACTATATAGAGTATAAAAATAAATAAAATATAGATAACGTGACGTACATGGCGTACATAATACGAGGGTTATATACACGTGTTACACACGTAAACAAAATATTTTATAAATAAAAAAAATATATAAAGGGGCTCGAAGATGAATGCGAAACATTGGCTGGAACTGGAACCCATGGATGGAGGTCTGCATCTGGCAGAAGGTGTGAGACGAAATGCAGCGGCGCACGGGTACTCGAAAGCCGAACTGAAAGCAGCAGGAAAAGAATTAGGCGTGAAGACGTATCATCAGTTTGATGAAGATGGGGCAACGGCAAATTGGTTCTGGTATCTGGAGGTATGACATGAGAGAAAAGGATGTTGAGAAACTTTTGACCGAAGAGGTGAAGCACCTCGGTGGAAGGGCATACAAATGGACAAGCCCGGGGAATGCGGGAGTGCCGGACCGGATCGTGATCTTTCCAGGAAGGCAGCCGATGTTCGTGGAACTGAAGACGGATAAGGGAACCTTAAGCGCCCTGCAGGATGTGCAGATCAAACGCCTGCTGGATCTCGGGCAGGAAGTTCAGGTGGTGTACGGAGCGTCCGGGCTGGTTCGGTTCTTCAAATCCTTGGGATATCCGGATGTGGCAGCGAGGATCGAAAAGAAATGTGGGCTGTCAGGGAGGTGATGGAGGATGGTATTCAAACCGCACGATTATCAGCGACACTGCATAGAACGGATCCTGGAAGTGAAAAAGATCGGTCTGTTTCTGGATATGGGACTTGGCAAGACGGTCACGACACTGACCGCGGTAAAGGAGCTTAAGTACAATCGGTTTCAGGTCCGCAGGATTCTGGTCATTGCACCTAAGAAAGTTGCGGAGGGAACCTGGAGCAAGGAAGCCGCCAAATGGGACCACACATGTATGCTGCGGGTGGCCCCGGTACTGGGAAGCCAGGCAAAACGGATCCGGGCGTTAAATACACCGGCAGACCTTTACATCATCAACCGGGAAAATGTGGTATGGCTGGTGGATTATTACCGGAACGCCTGGCCGTTCGACATGGTGATCGTGGATGAATCCAGCAGTTTTAAAAGCCACAGCGCGAAACGCTTTAAGGCGCTTGCCAGCGTGGGGACGAAGATCGAGCGCCTGGTGGAGCTGACGGGAACCCCGTCACCGAATGGACTGGATGATCTGTGGAGCCAGGTGTATCTTCTGGATGGCGGCGAACGCCTCGGGAAGAGATACACGCAGTTCCGGGAGAGGTACTTCCAGCCGGATAAGCGGGGAGCGGACGGCATGGTTTACAGCTACGAGGCAAAGCCTGGAAGTGAGGAGAGCATCCTGGACCGGATCTCGGATATCTGCATCAGCATGAAGGCCGAAGATTATCTGCAGCTTCCGGATATCATCTACCACGAGGTGCCGGTGGAGCTGGATGTAAAAGCGAGAAAGGCATACAACGATCTGGAACGCGCCATGGTCCTTCAGCTTCCGGAAGATGAGGCAGACATCAGTGTAACCAGCGCCGCGGCACTCAGCAACAAGCTTCTGCAGCTTGCCAACGGCGCGCTGTATGACGAGGATCACACCGTGCATGAAATACACAACTGCAAGATCGAGGCCTTCGTGGAGCTGATCGAATCGCTGAGAGGAAAACCGGCCCTGGTCTTTTACAATTACCAGCATGACCGGACCAGGATCTTAAAAGCCCTGGAAAAGATGCAGCTGCGTGTGCGGGAACTGAAGACCACACAGGACGAAGACGATTGGAATACCGGAAAGATCGATGTGCTTCTGACGCACCCGGCCAGCAGCGCATATGGTCTGAATCTGCAGCAAGGCGGAAACCATGTGATCTGGTTCGGCTTGACCTGGAATTATGAGTTGTACACTCAAGCGAATAAGAGACTACACCGCCAGGGCCAGCAGGAAAAGGTGATCATCCATCATCTGGTATCCAGCGGGACCCGCGATGAGGACGTGATGCAGGCACTGCAGCGGAAAGACGATGTTCAGAACTGGGTCATGGAATCATTAAAGGCGCGGATCCGTAAGATCCGGGAGGAGGCAAAATGACGGACAAGCAGAAAAAAATAGTGATGAAACGGCAGAAGACTGTCCGCTGCCAGGGCTGTGGAGAGATCCTCCCCCAGGAGGGAGATCTCTCCGGAATCGAATATGTGAAAACGAAAAGGAACAGTGAATGGTTTTTCCATACGGAGTGTTTTGAGAACGTATGGAGGCGGAAGATCTGCTGAAGGAGGAAACTGGATGGAGAAACAGAAATGGGATGAGAAAGTTGCGAAGGCGTTGAAAAAGAAAAACCAAGAGACAGAGTACGCGGCTATGAGTGAGGATAAGGGCAGACACAGTTGGTCGGCGGCACATCCGGCGTACATGGGGACAAGCCTTTGCCCGGATCCGCGTTATCGAGGAGGTGATACCAATGGACAAGGAGATTCTGAAGCAGTACATAGATGCCTGCGAGCAGGTGAAGGAAGCGAAAGCGGATATACTGAGGCTTAAGAAGAACCGGAAGAAAATCGTGCAGGACCGGGTGTCCGGATCGGCGCATGAGTTTCCGTATACCGCCAAGAGTTTCCACATCGAGGGCCTGTCATATCCGGTGGTGAAGGATCCGGATGAGCTGGATCGGCGGGAAGCAATCCTTCAGGAGCGGCTTCAGAAGGCGGAGGAGATCAAGCGCCAGGTGGAAGCGTGGATGCTCACAATTCCTCAGCGGATGCAGCGGATTATTCGGTACCGGGTGTTCGAGGAGTTATCCTGGAATGAGGTGGCAATTCGTATGGGACGGAAGGCCACGGCGGACAGTGTGAGGATGGAGTATACCAATTTTATGAAATCAGAGTAAGTAATTTCGTTATTTTCGCTTTTTTCGTTTTCAAAATGTTATAGTGTAATCTGAAGCCAAGGGCATACAGCCGGCGGCTTCCTACATCCTCCTCAAGTGAAGGTATACGTGGGCGGCCGTTAGGCAGAGCGGTCGCCAATTATCAGGGCGTAGCTCAGTAAGCAGAGCAGCTGATACTTAATCAGCGTGTCGAGGGTGCAAGGCCTTCCGTCCTGGTTCGCGGAGTAGAGCAGCCTGGAAGCTTGTCGGGTTCATACCCCGAAGGTCACTGGTTCAAATCCAGTCTCCGCAATATTGGCGATTGCCTTTTAGGCGATATGCCTGAATCCGTGATATCAGATAGCGGATATATCATATACTGGAGCGATCCAGTACATCTGAAATACCTGGTTTCGGGATTCTCCACCCAGACATTCCAGGTAGCATGAGGCATCCTTGAAAAAGGGTGCCTTTTTGACATTGTTTTTTGGACAATATGTGTTATACTGAAAGAAAAAAGTCGAAATGGAGAACTCTATGAAAAGGAATGTTATTGCATTTTTGAACATGAAGGGTGGCGTATGCAAGACTACCTTATGCAAAGAGATAGCTGTGTATTTAACGGAAAAGTTTGCAAAGAAGGTTCTTGTTATTGATGTGGATCCTCAATCTAATTGTACCCAATCATTTTTTGAAAGATATCATGTGTTAGAACAAAAGACGCTAATTAAAGAAAATCCTTCATTACCATCAATTCAAAAAGTCTTTTCTCCAAACATTGCAAAACTCGATAGAGCGGATTTGAACGAAATCGTATTGAAATTATCAGAAAATTTGCATTTGGTACCTGGAGAGCTTAGAACTATTTTTATGGAAAGGGAAACGGGGACTGGAGCATCAGAACAAAGATTATTGAATTTTATTGAAGATAATAATTTAAAAGAATTATATGATTATGTTCTAGTTGATTGTCCTCCGACATATTCTTTTTATACCATTGCTGCTTTACTTGCGTGTGATCTATACTTAATACCGGTTACTCCGGATGCGTATTCTTTATTGGGTGTTAATTTATTACAGGAAGTTATTGAACGTCTAAAGGGAAATTATCGTGCAAATTTTCAAAACCATGCATTGGATAATTTAGGAATTATATTTACAAAAATATCAAAGACTCCACGAAAAGGCGTGAAAAAGAATATAGAAGAAATAAAAGATGCTTTTTCAGATGAAGAAATGCCATTTTTTGAGAATAAATATTTAAAGGCTGAGCGAATTTCAACGTCACAATTATCCACGTTTATTATTGATAGAAAAGATGAAATATTGAAGGAAAATATGATGCAAATTTGTTCGGAATTTATCGAAAAAGTGGGAGAATATAATCATGAATAAAGACAATGCAATGTGGTTAAAAAAAATAAAATATATATTGAGTTTGAAAGATAAAGATCTGATAAAAATGGAAAGCTATTCTGTAATTGTAAGTTTCATTTTATCGAAAGAAGTATTTAGTCATAATTCTGAGCTTTATGAATTTATGCAAAAACTGAAAATCACATGTAAACCGTATTTACTAAAAAGTAGAATTTTATTATTAGGAAAAGCTATTAGAACTTTGCAGATGGCAGAAACTGAAGAGATAATTGATATTTTAGAAATAATAAATGTAAAGATAAACGAGATTGAAGAAGAAAAACAGGAGATACCTCAGGTAGAAAAAAAGAAAAAAGATAATTATATGAAAAAAATGTTAGATCTCTATGGGAGAAAAGAATAATGGATGAATATGATGAATTTTTATTCAAATACTTTCCAAATGCTAATTTTTCAAAAGATGATAAAAGGTCGTTGTATGGTTTGGTCTGTGAAAACAATGTGATGTCTGAAATCTTTTTGAAATATATTAGTTCTCATAACACGGATTTTATGATGTATTATTTACGTTATAGAGATGGAATTAATAAATTATTGATATATGTTCCAGTAAATGATGATATAGGTGTATATGCATGTATGAGGTATATAATAGAACAAATTTTAAAATTTATCTATTCATTATATGGGGAAAACTCTATTGAAAAAATCAATAGAACGAGTTATCGTCATATAAAAGAAGAGATAAGGCTTATGCGGAATATGCCTGAAGATATAAAAGAAAAGGTTGAAAAACTATATACATATTATGCAAAATACTCTAATAATATACATGATAAAAGTGTTAATTACGACCATGAATTAACTTTTTTAGGAGAAGTACTAAAAAACGAAAACAAATTTAAAGGTAGTATTTCAGATATAAAAAATATTGTTTTCAATGTATATGATATTTTGATATCAATTTTTGAAATTACTTATGAACAATTAAATTTATCTGAGAGAATAAAATTATCAGAAGTCATCAAAAGAAATAGAAAAGAAAAAATTTTAGAGTTATTAAAATATTCATAGATTAATACCATGAAAAAAATTAGTATAGCATCAAAATAAATTAAGAGTATAGGAGCCACCACCGCGTGGCTCTTTTCTTTTACCCAAAATCAGACAGATGGGAAGGTGAGGTGAGTGGCCAACAATGAAAACTTAAAACCTGTACGAACCAAGAGCGAAGCAAGAGAACGTGGGCGAGCGGGCGGCAAGGCATCCGGGGAAGCCAGACGCAGGAAAGCGGACTTCCGGAGGACACTCAACGCCCTTCTCACGACAGAAATAGATAGCACGGAATGGACGCCTATCCTGAAGGCAATGGGGCTGGACTCCACCCTGGAATCAGCGGTCAACATGGCGATGATCAAAGAGGCCTTGGCGGGGAACGTGAAAGCGTATGTGGCGATCAAGGATGTTCTGGGGCAGACCTCCAAGTCGGATACCGATCTGGAAGAGCAGCAGCTCCGCATGGCAGCGACCAAGTCGAAGCTGGGAACCGATGTGGAGGAAGAGTCGGAGGACGACGGATTCCTGGATGCATTGAACGAATCCGCTACGGATGACTGGGATTCGGGAGCAATGGAAGGAGAAGACGGAGATGATGAAGAAGAAACGACCGATATTTAAGTTTCAGCCATTCTCGAGGAAACAACGCCAGATCTTCACCTGGTGGGCGGACAAGAGCCCGGTAAAGGATGCAGTCGGCATTATCGCGGACGGAGCGATCCGTTCCGGAAAGACCGTCAGCATGAGCCTGTCCTATGTGATGTGGGCGATGTTAAAGTATGACGGCCAGAACTTCATCATGGCGGGGAAGACGATCAGCTCCTTCAAGCGAAATGTGCTGCAGAACCTCAAGCTGATGCTGACCAGCCGCGGGTATCACTGGATCTACCACATCTCCGGAGAATTTCCGAACATGCTGGAAGTCACCAGAAACGGCAAGACCAATTATTTTTATATCTTCGGAGGCAAGGACGAAGGTTCCCAGGACCTGGTACAGGGTATCACGGCAGCGGGAGCCTTTTTTGATGAGGTCGCCCTGATGCCGGAGAGCTTCGTTAATCAGGCAACGGGCCGTTGCTCCGTTGAGGGCGCGACCTGGTGGTTTAACTGCAACCCGGCGGGACCGATGCACTGGTTCAAGCTTGAGTGGATCGATAAGCGGAAGAAAAAGAGGCTCCTGTACCTTCACTTTACGATGGATGACAACTTAAGTCTTTCGGAAAAGGTTAAGGAAAAGTACCGGGAAATGTATGCCGGGGTCTTCTATCTGCGGTACATCAAGGGCATGTGGGCCGTGGCGGAAGGTCTGATCTACACGATGCTCACAAAGGAGAACCTGTATACGAACGGTGATCGTCCGGCAGGCCTGAAGAGCACGGCAGCAAAGACGATCACCGTGGACTACGGTACCACAAACCCCTGCGTATTTCTGGAGGTGTGGGACGATGGGGAAACGTTGTGGGTTGATCGGGAGTACCGTTGGGACAGTCGGTCAGAGGAAGCAAGACGCAGCGGAAACCCGCAAAGGACAGATTCGCAGTATGCAGACGATATGGAAGAGTTTATGGGAGCAGATCCAGAAGATCAGTGCATGGTCGTTGTGGACCCGTCAGCAGCATCCTTTATTGCAGAACTCCGCAGCCGTGGCGTGTATGTGAAACCGGCGAACAACGAGGTGGAGGACGGGATCCGCGTGGTCGGATCGCTCTTGGCAAAGCGGAACATCCGGATCAACAAGGAGAACTGCAAGGGACTGCTCGGAGAGATGCGGTCCTACGTCTGGGACGACAAGGCGGCAGAGCGGGGCGAAGAGAAGCCCGTGAAGCAGAAGGATCACGGCCCAGATGCGTTAAGATATTATTGCTATACGGTCCTTCCAAAGTGGCGGATTGGGGCATAGGAGGAAGTTAAATGTCAAAGAAAAGGACATCACGCCAGACAAGGGCGGCTACAAAACAAAATATGGATTCGAGGGCGCCCGTCATGACGATGGACGCCTTTTCTAATCCTGCGGCAAGGATCGGATTCGGAACGCTGGATCTTCTCCAGGCAACAGAGTACCCGATGACCAGAATGACGCAGAACTATCAGCTTCTGACAAGCCTGTATCGGGAGAACTGGATTATTCAGAACATTATCTCAACGATCCCGAACGACATGATGAGAAAATGGTACGACTTGAGGACCAGTGTGGCACCGGAATACCTGAAGCAGATGACACAGTTAGAGCGCCGGACACAGATCCGGAAGAAGCTGCTCCTTGGAATGTGCTGGGGACGGCTCTATGGCGGCGCGGTGGGCGTGATCCTGATCAAGGGACACAATGACATGAGCCAGCCGCTGAACCTGGACACGATCATGCCGGGAAGCTTTCTTGGACTTCATATTCTGGATCGTTGGAACGGAGTGTACCCGGAAGGAGAGCTTGTCACGGATCCGGAAGATCCAGACTTCGGGCTTCCGATGTTCTACACGGTCCGGAATGATGAAACAGGGACCATGGTGGCGAGAGTGCACCACAGTCGGGTGATCCGGTTCATCGGCAGGGAGCTTCCATGGATGGAACAGGTGACCGAGCAGTACTGGGGGGAATCAGAGGTCGAAGCGATCTATGAGGAGCTGACCCGCCGGGACAACGTGGCCGGGAACATTGCGGCACTCACATTCCGGGCGAATATCAACTACCAGGAGACTGACGGACTGGATCAGCTGCTTGGATCCGCGAATGCTGAGATTCAGCGGCGCTTCTGGAATACACTGGCAGCCCAGTCTGTGATGGAGAGCAACTTCGGAACCCGGATGATCAACAAGGGGGATGCGATCCACAATACCCAGTACACCTTTACCGGACTTCCAGATGTTTATGACCGTGTCATGATGGACGTGGCCGGAGCCGCAAGGACGCCAGTGACGAAGTTGTTTGGACGTTCGCCTGCTGGCATGAACGCCACCGGAGAATCCGACCTGAAGAACTATTATGATTACATCGATGGACTGCGGGAGACGGAGCTCCGGGGAATCATTGAACAGCTGCTCCCAATCATGGCGCTATCG